ATGGAAACTAAGGTAGATGTTCTTGACGAAAAAGTAAGCGCACAAATAGCTCAAATAGAAGATAGATTAGGTCAAAAATTAGATTCACAGCATGGTATTTTAATAGCCCTAATAGACAGGGTTAGATCTGTAGACAATGAGATAATTAGACAAGATACGCTTTTGAAGACTATACTTGGAGTACCACAACTTATGAATACAGATAGAATAGCAAAGGCAGACCGCGATGACCAACGTAAAGACTAAGAAAAGAGGAAGACCAAGCAACGCTGAATTAAAGCGTAGAAAAGAAGAAACTGAAAAAGATAAGCTTATACAATGGGTTTGTTTTATAGGTGTCGTTTTGTTTTTAGCTGTTTTTGTGCAGCAAGTAAATTCTGACGAATTGGTACACAAGTTTGGCAACCCTAGCTTCAGTGGCATAAATCAATCAGCTCACTATCTGACCATTGACGAACAAGAGCGTACCCGGAAAGAAAAGATAGCCCAAGACGTACAAGATAAGCTAGAAGAAGCTGAGCGAGAAGCTGAAAACACAGTCTTGGCTAAATTTATTAGAAACCTTCAATCACGCATTTATTCCACATTAGCTAAAGATATTTCAGAATCTTTATTTAATTACGGCAGCACACCCACAATTGGTAACCCAGTATCTGGAGAAATTAATCTAGAAGGCAACATATTGCGATGGGTAAATAATGGCGTTACAATAACTCTAACAATTGAAGAGTGGTTTGATGGTGTATTAATATCTACTACAGAAATCGTAATCCCAATTGGATCCTTTGGAGGGTGTTGGGTTGATTGTGATGGTGGAGGTTAATGCCAGCTAATGAAATTTTTATTCATAGGTATATTAATACTCACTAGCGGTTGCGCTAGTATTGGGTTCCAAAACCAAACAAATTGTGTTCAAGGCCTTATCTGTCCAGAGGGTCCTAAAATCGTTCCAAGCGCAACCGCGCAGTTAGTCAATCTACCTAAACCGAACAGCCAGGCTGTCGTAGCAGTTTATAACTTTTCAGATCTCACTGGTCAAAGAAAATCCAAAGATAATGTTGCTAGTTTTAGCACAGCCGTTACACAAGGATCTATTCATATTCTTATTCAGGCATTAAGAGATGCAGGTAAAGGAGATTGGTTTGTTGTTGTTGAAAGGTCTGGACTTGACAATTTAAGCCGAGAAAGGCAGCTTATAGCCAATACTAGAAAAACGTATTCTGGTGAAGAGGGTAACAAACTCAAGCCTCTTTTATATGCAGGGATGATTTTAGAAGGTGGGATTGTTGGCATGGATAGTAATATTAGAACTGGGGGATCCGGAGTTCGGTACTTGGGTTGGGCGGTTAAAAACCAGTACAGAGAAGATGTAGTTACAGTCAATCTTCGTGCTGTTTTAGTGCAAACAGGCGAAGTTTTATTAAATATCACAACAACAAAAACTATTTTATCTACAGGAGCTGGTACGGATTTATTTAAGTTTTATGAGATGGGTACTGAGCTAGTAGAAATGGAATCAGGCAGTACAGGTAATGAGCCTGTAACACAGGCTGTAAGGACAGCCATAGAGGCAGCTGTGTACGGTCTTGTGATGGAGGGTATGCAAAAACGCTTGTGGGACTTTGATTATGGTACACTTTACCTGGAGGACGACAATGAAGTTTATAAAGGTACTCAGTAGTGCCCTCATAATAATTATTTCAGTTAATGTAGTTGCTGGAAATAATGACATCTATATCACGCAAACTGGTACAGGTCTTACTTTGACAATCGATCAGATTGGAGCAACTAATACAGTCGGTACTTCCGGAGCAAGAGCAACGCTGAGCGGCACAAGCATGACCGTTGATCTTGACCAAATTGGTAATAGCAATGCCTTAGCAATAGCAATTGCACAAGGTAATTCTACTGGCTGGACCTACAAAGCAACTGGTGATAGTAATATAGGTACATTTGCTGTCGGCGCAACTGGAGATGTTGCAAACACAGATTTTGATTTTGAGGCAACAGGAGACTCCAACGTACTGACATTCACACAAGGAGACGCAGCATCCGCTACCTCTGGTAATCAAGATTTTGTCATAAGTGGTACATCGAACAATGTAAATGTTAAATGTAACTCAGTTGGTTGTATTAATAATTGGACGGTTTCAGGAAACTCTAATGATATTGATACTCTACAATCAGGCAGCTCTGACCACGCAATTACCGTAGCTTTAACGGGAAGTGGCAATAATGTGGACATAGACCAAACCGATACGACAAGCACGAATGTTGCAAATGTTATATCAAGTACCAGCAGCGGCACTATTAATATAGACCAATGCGCATCGGGCTGCTGATATTATTATTTATTGGGACTGTTACTAACGCAAACGAGATTGGGAAAATCTCTGAACTGCGCGGTAATGGAGAAATACTCCGCAGCCAAAACAACGACAAATTATTAGCTGAGTTGGCTTTAGGTATACTTAGCAATGATGACGTGCGAACTGGTGCCGGAAGACTTGCTATAGAGTTTGTTGACGATACAGTCCTCAAACTTACAGAACATTCCAACGTGGTCGTAGATGAATATATATTTTCTAGTACAGATCCATCTAAAAGCAGACTTGCACTTCGCATGGCATCTGGCACTGCATCTTTTTTGTCAGGTAAATTATCAAAAATTGATAAGAAAAATATATCAATAAAAACTCCTTCAGCAGACATAGCGATTCGCGGAACTTTTTTTTCGGCTTCCGTAGATGAGCTTGGACAATCACTCGTTATACTACTCCCGGATGCTGACGGAAATTCATCTGGTGAAATATCAGTTACTACTTGGTCTGGCACCGAAATTCTAAATCAGCCTTTTCAAGCAACAATGGTGTCTACTTTCGAGTCTAGGCCAACAAAACCTGTGGTGTTAGGCAACCTTACCTTGGGACTTATTAATAATATGCTTCTTGTAAATAAACCACCCGAAGTGCAAGAGGCTATAGCAGAACAAGAGAACGGCCCAAAAACAGAACTAGATAAAGATTTCTTTGAAGATGCACCAGATTTAGATGAAGACTACCTAGAAGAACAAGAAGAAATAAGTCGTTTAGATATAGATCTCTTAAGCTTTGATTTTTTAGTAGATTTATTTGCTATATTAGAAGCTGGATCCCAAAAAAATGACACTTCTGGTGGAATTATTAATGGAGTTGAATTAAAGGGTATAATACCTGGGTATGATCCTGTGTATCAAACATACTCTTTTGTAGAAGGTAATCATGTTTATTTTGTGCATCAAGGGACAAACACATTTGACATAGCTCTCGATAAAGATGCTTCGTCTTATCTAAATATTAATTCGGCTGGTATGATTATGGAGGTAGAAGTAAATGGTGCGGGCGATAACACTATTATTATTAATCAGTCTCCATAGCATACAAGCTTTTGCTGATAACACCGTGATTGTACAAACCAAAGGTTCTGGATCCAGCATTACAGTGCAACAAGTTGGCTCTGGCAATGTCACTGGCGTTTATTGTGGACTAGGCAGTTTCGACAGCAGCCTAGTCAACACACACAATTGTGATAACGCTACTATTGGCGTAAGCGTAGATGGCAGCTCAAACATTGCTTATGCTCAGTCGGTTTGGTCAAATCACGATAGCCAGGTATGGTCTATAACCGTTGACGGTGATGATAACTACGCAGTTATTGATATGGATCAAGATGACAATACCTCTACCATCATCCAAAACGGCAACGATAACGATGCTTTAATTTTAGGTTCTGGCAATAACAATGTTTACAAAATAGAACAAACTGGCAACGATATGTACGCTAAGTTTCAGACGTTTGCAGATAACTCAGATATTTGGAGCACACAAGAAGGTACTGGCAATCATAATGTGTTTGTGTACAACGCGAACCAAGCAGACAACAATTCAACTAGAGTAATACAAAAAGGATCTGGCAATAAAGATGCTGACATTTTTTGGTATAACGATGCTGATAATAGTCGAGTAGTCTTGACACAACAAGGCAACGGATCTCATACAGCAAACATGAAGTTTTATACTGATGACTACAATGTCAACGTCATACAAAAAGGTGTAAATAACCAAGCCTATTCGGTTACCTTTAGCTGTGTAAGTAATTGCACAAAGACAATTAGCATTACACAAGAATAATGAAGAGGTGGATCTTCGTATTTTTATTGTTTTTATTGGGAGCTCCTATAATCTACGAGATTGCACCTTACGAAATACTAAAGCTAAAAACTTTTGACTCCTTAATACCGGAACAAGAGCCTAGCGGGTACTTCACAATATTAAATGTGACAGAGGCTGACATAGAAAAAGAAGGAGGATATCCTCTTAGCCGACAAACTCTAGCTAGAATACAAATTGATTTACTTAATGCGGGTGCTATTGGAGTAGGTTACGTTATTGCATTTCCGCAGCCGGATCGTTTCGGTGGTGATGCTGAGTTTGCAGAAGCTCTTTCATATAGCCCTAGTGTTTTGGCTATGTTTGAAACCGACAATAATAATTACCCTCCAACTACAGGCACAGTAATTCTAGGAGATGATGTTGGTGGTATTACAGCGCGTGGCGTTATACAAAATATTGATATTCTTAAACAAAACTCTAGCCAAGGTATTGCTGTTGCTAGACCAGAAATAGACTCATTGGTCAGACGATTACCTTTATTAATGCGTACACCAGATGGATGGGTCCCGGCATTTGGCACAGAAGTCTTAAAAGTATTAGCCGATGCAGACACCTACATTATAAAGACCAATGATAATGGTATAGAGGAAATACGAGTAAAAGGCTTGAATCCAGTTCCAGTAGACGCATTAGGTCGTAAATGGATAAGTTTTGTAGATACTCCTCAGACTGATCTTGCACAAATGGATGTTGCTAATAAGTTTGTCTTTGTGGGATTTACCGCTTTAGGAATTAGTCCACAACTCAGCACACCAGTTGGTTATTTAGAGCCTCACAAGATACAAGCTGCTCTTGCAGAATCAATATTAATCCAAAACTCTCCTACAGTGCCAGATTGGAGTTTAGCTGCTGAAATCGGTATTTTCCTCATTTCGGTGACGCTGACATGGCTTGTATTGCATTGGTTTGGTATAAGCCTTGGCATAGGTATGGCTGTTTTTATCATGCTTTTTACAGCTTACGGAGGTTATTACATGATCCAATCCGGTCTACTAGTCGATGTTACCGGGTCACTAATAGCACAATTTATAACAGGATCTACAGCCTTCTATTTAAGGTTTAGAGAGCAGTACAAACTAAGGCAACTTATAAAACAACAATTCGGTAAGTATTTGGATCCTCGAATGGTGAAGAAACTCCAATTGAATCCCGAACTATGTCAAATCAATGGTGCTAGAGTAAATTGCAGTATTATTTTTACCGACCTAAGAGGTTTTACAAGCCTTTCTGAATCTGTAGAACCAGAAATGGTAACTTACATAATGAACAATGTATTAGATGTCCAGGTAAAAGCTGTGAATAAGTTTTATGGCTGCACAGACAAGTTTATCGGAGATGCAGGCATGTTTCATTTTAATACAATAATTCCACAAGAGAATCATCACGATTTAGCACTAGAAGCTGCTTTAGAAATAGAAAAAAACATAAAAGAATTAAACCTAAGATTCAAAGAAGAAGGTATACCAGAAATAGCCATTGGTATTGGGGTGAACAGCGGCGTATGTGTAGCAGGTAATTTTGGAGCCACCGATAGATTTGCTTTTAGTCTTATTGGCGATCCGTGCAATGTGGCAGCACGTTTAGAGTCTGGAACTAAGGAGGCTGGTGTTGGTACTTTGATAGGGCATGAAACTGCACAAAATTGTAAATATGTGTTAAAGTCCCTACCACCACTAAAAGTAAAAGGTAAAGCTGAGGCGTTAAAGATATATACATGGGAATGAAATTAAGCATTATATTAGGCGGGTTACTATTTGTTTCTTTAACTGGAAGCGCTTGGTATATAGACAGATTACAAGATCAAGTATCAACACTTAAAGGTAATCAATTAATGTTAGAAAGCAGTATCAAAGAACAAAATGATTCAATAAAAAACTTTTTAGATCAGCAAAAGAAAAATGCAGAACAGCTACAGTCAATGACTATATCTAATCAAGAGGCCCAGAGAGAGGTCACCAAGCTCAGAAGCACTTTTGCAAAACATGACATGGATGATTTAGCTTTAAATAAACCTGGTTTACTAGAAAAAATAGTAAACAGAGGTACAAAGAAAGTTAAGAATGAGCTTATAGCTATAACAGATCCTCAACAATTTGATAAAAATGAAACAGATACTATTAATTAGTTTACTTCTTACAACTGCTGGATGCTCCCTTATTCCATCACAAACTAAGGCGGTTGAAGTTGTCAGCATTGCTGCTATGCCAAAGATATATCACCCCCCATTACCTTTGGAGCTACAGCTTGTTGACATAGATTGGACTATTTTCACACCGGATCTTATGGAAGAGTATTTAGATAATGTTAAAAAAGGTGATGCACCTGCAATGGCTTTTTATAGTTTAAGCACACAAGATTACCAAAACTTAAGCATGAATACAGCAGACCAAAAACGATACTTAAAAGAAATATTGTCTATAGTAGAATATTATAGATCTTTAAATAAAAAAGGAGATGAGAATGAGTAAAGCACCAGAAGCATTTGTTTATAATGTAACCCTAGATCGTGTTGTGGACGGCGACACATTTGATTGTATAATTTCTTTAGGATTTGATTGTTACTTACACAAACAACGAGTTCGATTGCACGGGATTGATACTCCAGAATCTAGGACCAGAGATCTTGCAGAAAAAAAATTAGGTTTAGCTGCTAAAGAAAGGCTTAAAGAGCTTTGTTGTGGTAAGTTCAAAATAAAATCACTAGGAAAAGGTAAATATGGCAGAATACTTGGTATACCTTATACAGAAGACGGTAAAGATATTTGCCAGATGCTTGTTAAGGAAGGACATGCAGTGGAATACCACGGCGGTAAAAAAGTTAAAATTTGGGGAGCATACTAATATGAAAATATCACAAGAAGGCTTATCGCTTATTAAAAAATTTGAAGGCTGTGAACTCAAAGCTTATAAATGCGCAGCTGGAGTTTGGACAAAAGGATACGGCTCAACTAAAGGCGTAAAAGAAGGCGATACTTTTACTCAAGAAGAAGCAGATGATTTATTACTACATGAGATGGATGAATATGAAGGTTATGTATTAGATGCTGTAGAGATGCCAATGAGCCAACATCAATTTGATGCAATGGTTTCATGGACATTTAATTTAGGGCCTTCTAATCTAAAAGCATCTACTATGCTTAAAGTTTTAAATAATGGCGCATACGAAGATGTGCCTGCTCAAATAAAAAGATGGAATAAAGCCAGCGGCAAAGTTTTAGAGGGTTTGATTAGAAGAAGAGAAGCTGAAGCCTTATTATTTGAAGGCAAAGAATGGCATGAGGTATAGGTATTGGCCTCTGTTAATTTATGCGATTTGTATTTTTTTAACCAGTTTATATATATACTTAACCTAGGCGTTTACGCTTAGGGTAAAGTTGTTACTATGTCACTACCTAGCAACTTTACCCGTCTTTACTAAGGAAATATGAGTAAAGTATCAATCAAAGATTTTAGTATCTTATCAGAGCAGGATAAACAAGAAGCCATAGCTCTTTTACACAGATACGACCAAATAGATAAACAAGATGATTGCCAGAATGATTTTATTAATTTTGTAAAACATTTATGGCCAGAGTTTATAGAAGGTAGGCATCATAAGATTATTGGTGAAAAGTTTAATAGAATCGCTCAAGGTAAATTAAAACGTCTTATAGTATGTTTGCCTCCTAGACATTCAAAATCTGAATTTGCATCAACATACTTTCCTGCATGGATGATGGGCAGAAGAGGAGATCTTAAAATAATACAAACCACCCATACAGCTGAACTAGCAGTTAGATTTGGTAGGAAGGTAAGAAATATTATTGATAGCGAAGAGTATTCACATATATTCCCGGATCTAAAGCTCCAGGCAGATAATAAATCAGCAGGTAGATGGACTACAAACCAAGAAGGTGAAAGTTTCTATGCTGGTGTAGGCGGTGCGATTACAGGTCGTGGTGCGGATTTACTTATTATTGATGATCCTCATTCAGAGCAGGACGCTTTGTCACCCAAATCTTTAGAGTCAGCTTATGAATGGTATACCTCCGGACCTAGGCAGCGTTTGCAGCCTGGTGGAATTATAGTGATAGTAATGACGCGTTGGAGTATTAAAGATCTTGTCGGTAAAGTATTAAAGAAACAGGGCGATGAAAATGCAGATCAGTGGGAGGTTGTAGAGTTTCCTGCAATTATGCCAGATACAGATCAACCCTTATGGCCAGAGTTTTGGAAGAAAGAAGAACTGTTATCAGTAAAAGCTTCCTTACCTGTAGCCAAATGGAACAGCCAGTGGATGCAAAATCCAACAGCTGAAGCCGGTTCTATTGTTAAAAGAGAGTGGTGGCGCAGATGGGAAGGCGAGGAAGTTCCGGATCATAGCTACATAATACAAAGCTACGATACTGCCTTTTCTAAAAAAGATACAGCTGACTACTCTGCTATAACTACTTGGGCAATTTTTGAAACTGAAAATGACGAAGCAAATGCAATTATTTTATTAGATGCAAAAAGATTTAGAGTGGATTTCCCAGAACTTAAAAAGATTGCCTTCGATGAATACAAATACTGGGATCCAGATTGTGTTTTGATTGAGGCAAAAGCATCTGGTACACCACTTACACAAGAATTAAGACGGATGGGCATACCAGTAACTTCATATTCACCAAGTAGAGGCCAAGATAAGGTAGCAAGAATGAACAGTGTTGCACCTATCTTTGAATCTGGAATGGTGTGGGCACCAGAGGATTCTTTTGCAGACGAAGTTATAGAAGAGATGGCTTCCTTCCCTTATGGCGACTATGACGACTTTTGCGATAGTGCTACAATGGCTTTGATGCGATTTAGGCAAGGTGGCTTTGTTTCTTTAAAAGAAGATTACCAAGAAGAAGCCAGTTTGATGAAAAAGAATAGAGTGGTATATTATTGATGTCAATAAAGAAGATATATTTAACAAAGTTTACCTGGGACGCAGAAGATTACGAAGGCCCAGACATACATGCTGAGAGTTGGAACGAAGCCCAACACATAGCAGAAACCCAAGGACTAACCCTCAATGGTGAGTTAGTTGACTTGATTTTAACAGGTGATGAGAAGTCGCCAAGAGTGATACACTAATATTATGGCTATAGAAAGAAGATTAGGAACTGAAGGAAACCCAGACATTATCGAAAACAGCTCGGCTGTTGAAATAATACCAGAACCATCAAGAACGGACGAGATCCAGAACGCTGCACAAATTATGGTTAATGAAGAAGGAGTCTTGCTTGACGATGAGATTATGGAAGAACCTATGCCAGAAATGGAGTTTAGTTCTAACCTTGTAGATTTTGTTAATGATTCTGTTTTAGAACAACTTGCATCTGATTTAGTTAGCTCAGTAGAAAGTGACAAACAATCAAGAAGTGAATGGGAGAAAACTTATACGGATGGTCTGAAATATCTAGGTATGAAGTTTGACGAACAAAGATCACAACCGTTTGAAGGATCTAGTGGTGTTATTCACCCTATTCTTGCAGAAGCTGTTACTCAGTTCCAAGCACAAGCTTATAAAGAAATGCTACCAGCAAAAGGACCTGTAAAAACACAGGTAATTGGTGCTAGAACAGTAGAAACTGAAAGCCAAGCTGACAGGATTCAAGAGTTTATGAACTACTACATTATGAATGTAATGGAAGAGTATGATCCAGAGCTTGATATGTTATTGTTTTATCTACCACTAGCAGGATCTTGCTTTAAGAAAGTTTACTTTGATTTTGTTACAAACAAGGCTGTATCTAAGTTTATAACTCCAGAAGATCTTATTGTCCCTTACGAGGCATCTGACTTATCTTCAGCAGAAAGAGTTACGCATGCAATTAGCATGTCTTACAACGAAGTTAAAAAACAACAAATTACTGGCTTTTACGCAAATGTAGAAATACCAGAAGAATCTTACGGTGACGAATCAGACGTATCAAAACAAATTAATGAAATTCAAGGAGTTGAACCTAGTTACAAAGAAGACAGAAACAGGACTATTTACGAAGTTCATACTGTTTTAGATCTTGAAGGATTTGAGGATATAGATGCAGAAGGCGAGTCAACAGGTCTCAAACTTCCATATATTATTACTATAGATGAAGACTCAGAAACTATATTGGCTATTAGAAGAAACTATTTAGAAGGGGATCCTTTAAAAAATAAAATCAACTATTTCATACAATATAAGTTTTTACCCGGACTAGGCTTTTACGGCCTAGGTTTATCGCACATGATTGGTGGACTGTCCAAAGCTTCAACATCTATATTAAGACAGCTTATAGATGCTGGTACTTTAGCTAACTTACCTGCGGGTTTCAAAGCCAGAGGTATGAGAATACGTGATGAAGACGAGCCATTACAACCAGGTGAATTTAGAGATATCGATACGACCGGTGGTTCTCTGCGTGATAATCTTATACCTCTTCCAATTAAGGAACCTAGTAATGTATTAATGCAGTTACTTGGTTTATTAGTAGATTCTGGTAAAAGATTCGCAGCTATAGCCGACATGAATGTTGGTGATAGTAATGCAGCAATGCCAGTAGGCACAACTGTTGCTTTATTAGAACGTGGCACAAAGGTTATGAGTGCTATCCATAAAAGATTGCATTACGCACAAAAGCTTGAGTTTAAGTTACTAGCTAAGGTATTTGCTGAGTATCTACCACCTGCTTATGAATTTGCTACTGGTTCTGGACCTAACGAAATCAAACAGTCTGACTTCGATGGCCGTATAGATGTAGTTCCTGTTTCAGATCCAAACATATTCTCGCAAAGCCAAAGAGTTACTTTAGCTCAAGAGTTATTGCAAATGGTTCAATCTAATCCAGAGATCCATGGACCAACAGGTATTTACGAAGCTTACAAAAGAATGTACGCAGCTCTAGGTGTTGATAATGTAGAAGCATTAATACAACCACCAGCAGATAATTCACCTCAACCGGTGGATGCAGGTTTGGAAAATGCTAGTTTATTGATGGGACAGCCGGCACAGGCTTTTGAAGGTCAAAACCATAAAGCTCATTTGGACACCCATAAAAGCTTATTCTTGACAAAGGTTGTCCAGGATAACGCACAAATACAATCGGTAATCATTAGTCACTGTATGCAACATCTACAATTCTTATCTAAAGAGATTGCAGCTGAACAGATACCACCAGAGACACAACAGCAGATAGAACAAACACAAGCACAAATGTCTCAAGTATCACCTAAAGAAGCTAAACAAATACAAGGACAGATACAAATGATCTTAGATCAGTTTAGTTCACCTGTTATGGCTGAACTAACAAATGAATTCTTACAATCAATAGGTCAAGGTGATGGCGGAGATCCATTAGTTGAAATAAGAAAAGCAGAGTTAGATCTTAAAGATAAAGAGTTAGATATTGGTTCTGAGGAGTTTATGCAAAAACAAAATCAAAGATCTCAAGAAAAAATGCAAGAGAGAGAATTACAAGAACAACGCATAAATGTGCAAAAAAGCATAGCAGATGATAAACTAAATGTAGCTATTGATAGATTAAAGCAAAATGCAAATCTTAAGCTATTGGATATACAAACTAAGTTGAGGAACTAATTATGAATTCAAGAGAAACATTTTTAAAGAATTTAAAAAAAACTAAACAAGCAGAAGAAGCTGCAAAGAAAGCTGAAATACTAGAAGTAGCAGAACACAAGGCTTATAAGTCTAAAATAAACAATAAAAGGATTGCAAACAAAGCAGCTGGAATAACTGAAAAACCTGTTATAAAAGAAGTTACTTTTAAAAAGCCAATATTAAAAATTGTTACAGAAAAGCCAGTAGTAGAAGAAAAAATGATAGAAAAACCAGTTGCAAAAAAGGCTCCTGCTAAAAAAAAGGGCAAGCCAGTTAAAAAATAATGGATGAAATTCAAGTAATAGATTTTATTAAACGTAGACTTGCAGAGAGAGAAAACCAGATAGCAGAAACATTAATGTCTGGTGCGCTAAAAGATATAGAACATTATAAATATTTGCAAGGTGAACTTTCTGCTTTATACTATATAACTAACGAAATAAAAGACTTTAACAAGGAAAAATAAATGGCTGATATTAGATCTACAAATGACATAGTTGCAGATGCTTACATAAAAGAAGAGTCCAGGGTTTTAGATCCTACTCTTTTAGACAAATCAATAATTGATCGTATGCCACAACCAACAGGTTGGCGCATATTAGTTTTACCATACGCCGGTAAAGCCAAAACAGAAGGAGGAATTCTTCTGACTAAAAAAACAACTGATCGTGAGGCCTTGGCCACCGTTGTTGCTTACGTGGTTAAAAAAGGACCACAGTGCTACAACGATAAAGCAAGGTATGGAGAAACCTCTTGGTGTGAAGAGAAACAATGGGTTTTAATAGGGCGTTACTCTGGCTCTAGGTTTAAATTGGAGGAGGGTGCAGAGGTCAGAATCATTAATGATGATGAAGTTATAGCCACCATACTCGATCCAGATGACATAGCGAGTTTATAGATATGAATGAACAAGAAAATACACAAATAATTCAACCAGAGGTTGATGAAGTTTCGGTAGAGGTAGTAGATCAAGTAGAACAAGTAGCATCTTCAGACGAAGAATTAGATGCTTACACGAAAGGCGTTTCTAAAAGAATTAATAAGTTGAATGAGAGACATAGAGCATCAGAAGAAAAATCTGCAAGGCTAGAACAGATGTTGCATCAAAAAAATGCTGAAACAGCAGCTTATGAACAAGAAAGGATGCAAACAAGAAACGTATTAATACAAAAAGAAGAAGAGACTATTCAAGCAAAAGAAATGCAAGCTAATGACTTGTACAAAAAAGCTGTTGAGTCTAATGATGCTGATTTAATGTCAAAGGCTGATACATTAAAAAGCGATCTAAGTATTCAAAAAGAAAAAGTAAGAATGGCGAGGCAGCAAGCTGAACAACAGTTTCATAACCCACAGCCTGTACAACCACAACAATCTTACCAACAACCACAACAACAAGAAGTAAAGCCAACCAGAGAAGCTGAGTCCTGGCATGAAAACAACCAATGGTATGGTGATACTAGCGATGCTACTAACACCCAAGCTACGCAGTTTGCATACTTTACACACTACAATTTAATTAACGAAGGTTTTGACGCTGATTCAGATGAATATTATGATGAGCTAAATACTAGAGTTTACAAAGTTTATCCGGACCTTTCGTCCGGGCAAAATGTCGCCAAAGAAGGAGCTAAACCCGCTGTGCAAAGAGTTGCTCCTGCTTCCGTTGGAAGTCGACAAAAAACACAAGGCAAAAAGAACGGAGTGACTTTCTCTAAATCAGAAGTCGAACGTCTAAAAGGTTTGAAGCCGCACAATATGTCGGAAGACGCGTGGTTAAAATCTGTTGCTAAAGAAAAACAAAAAATTTCACTTAGAGAGGCAAAATAATGACGAATGAAATAGAAGAAGCACCGAATAGAAAATCCCGTGAATCCGAGAGTCACGCTAAAAATACTCAGCGACAACCATGGAGGCCAGTTAGAAAACTAGAAACACCGCCTGCACCAGAAGGATACGAATATCGATGGATAAGAGAATCTATGTTGGGTGTAGAGGACAGAGGTAATGTAAGCAGAAGACTTAGAGAAGGTTGGGAACTCGTAAGAGGGACTGATTTACCGCAAGAATATGCTTTACCTACAATGGATTCTGGAAGACATACTGGCATCGTATATAACGAAGGTTTGCTATTGGCAAAGATGCCACTTGAAACAATCTCAGAGCGTAATGCTTATTACGCAGGAAAAAACCAACAAGCCAAAGATGCGTTAGACAATAATATGTTTAATGACTCTAGGAAAGATGGTAGATATGTCAAGTACGATGCTGATAGAAAATCAAATGTTACTTTTGGAAAAAAGTAACAATCATAAAAAGGAGAAACTAAATGGCTAACAAAGACAGCGCATTTGGATGTAAACCTGTACGTATGATGGGTGGATCTCCCTATTCTGGCGGCCAAAGCCGTTATAGAATAGCGAGTGGAGTCACAACACCACTGTTTCAAGGTGATCTTGTTACTCAGCTAACAGCTGGGGTATTAGGAAGACATGTTGCAACTGGAACCGTTCCGATTGTCGGAGTGTTCAATGGAGTGTCTTACACAGATCCAACTACAGGCGAACAGGTATTTAAAAACACGTATCCCGGCAGTATTTCTGCTTCGGATATTATTGCTAACATAATTGACGATCCAAACGTAGTGTTTGAAGTCCAAGCAGATGACACCTTCCCGGTGGCAGATCTGTTCGGTAACTTTGACATTGTTGATGGCTCACCAGTTGGCGACACAAAGTCTGGAAGATCTAATCTAGAGCTTGATGTAACTACCGGTGCTACTACCGCAACATTACCTCTTAAAGCATTAGATATCTCTCAGAATCCCGATAACTCAGACGTAGCGTCTGCCAACACCAATGTACTATGTGTGATTCAAAACCACATAATGGGACAGAAAGGTGCTGGTTTAGCATAAGGAAATAAATAATGGCAATATCAAGAGCCCAGCTCGCTAAAGAGCTAGAACCAGGATTAAATTCTTTATTTGGACTTTCTTATGACGAATACAATCGTGAATATGAAGAAATTTTCAACATTGAAGATTCTTCAAGAGCGTTTGAAGAAGAAGTCTTAATAACAGGATTTGGTTCCGCACCAACAAAAACTGAAGGACAAGGAGTTGTTTTCGACAACGCTACTGAAAGTTACAGTGCTAGATACACCCACGATACAGTGGCACTAGCATTTGCACTTACAGAAGAAGCTGTAGAAGATAACCTCTATGATTCTTTAGGTAAAAGATATGTTAAAGCACTCGCAAGATCTATGGCTAACACCAAAGAAGTAAAAGGCGCAGATGTTTTAAATAACGCTTTCTCTAGTAGCTTTACTGGAGGAGACGGTAAATCTCTTATAGCAACAGATCACCCTCTAGCGGGCGGTGGTACAACAGCTAACAGAGCAACATCAATGGCGGATCTTAATGAAACTTCATTAGAAGATGCTTTGATTGACATATCTAACTTCACAGATGACAAAGGACTAACAATCTCTGTTCAAGCTGACAAATTAATTGTTCCTAGTGAACTAGTATTTGTTGCTGACAGAATTCTTAATTCTTCGCAAAGATCTGGCACTGCTGATAATGATATCAACGCAATAGCTAACACAGGTGTTTTACCTGGTGGTTATTCTGTTAATCATTACTTAACAGATCCAGATGCTTTCTTCATCTTGACTTCTGTAACATCACAAGGCGATGGCCTTAAAATGTTCCAAAGAACTGGCATGGAAACTTCCATGGAACCAGATTTCTCTACTGGAAACATTCGTTACAAAGCACGTGAAAGATATAGCTTCGGTTTCTCTGATTGGAGAGGAGTCTACGGCTCACAAGGCGCATAAATTGAACGATTAGAAATACCGTTTATTACTCAAGTATTTCAAACAAAGGGCCTCAAAAGGGCCCTTTTTTTTGGCCTAAAATAAGTTGTATATATTTGTGCAAACACTTGCACATTACTGCATAATTTCATATAATAGATACGTGAGAGAGATTAACAAAAAGGAGAAAAAATGAGAGAGAAAACATTGATTGCAAAACTTAATAAACTTTATCCAGGTGTTAAAGCTACGCCTATGGTCGAGTGGGATGATGAGCATGAAGGAGCTGGGATCTGGTTCAGAGGTAACGATGTTACAGCTGATTTACCATTGTACGATTGCTATGAAGAGTATGGCTACGAAGTAAATCCAGAAGTGGAGAAATTATTAACCAAAGCTGGCTGGGAAGCACAACCCTATGACGCTGGCACATTAATGGCCTACCCGGGCTAAGGAGAAAATATGATAAATACACTAATTTACAACAAGGACGCAGCAGATAACGCTGTTACGGTAGAGGATTATCCTTGGGGATACAAATTGAGAACCAAGAGAAAATATTGGATTGAGACAACTAAAAGAGGTGACAGACTTTGTTACCAGACTTTGAATCCAAAGACTGACAAATGGTGCGCTGTGAAAAAGAGCACTTATGCTGGTATCAAGGTTCTATATGAGAACGAAGACGGACACATAAAGACCTACACATTGGATCCTGTATGGGATAGCAAAGAATGGCTTGCAGAGTTTCAAGATCTTATTGACGTTACTAAGTTGACCGATGCTCAAAGAGCTAAGATTTGTGAGACTAAGACAATTCACCATTGCAGAAAATTAGTTAAGGTTGAGATTGTCAATACAACAATGATGGATCCTGCTGAGAAAACAAAAAGAGACGCTCAACAAAAAGTAGAAACAAATAAACTAAATAACTACGCTAACCATGTTTATGGAAAGTGCTTGGTTAAAAATGGGATTGCTTAATGAAAAAAATAACTAAAATATTTGTAGACATGGATGGAGTCCTAGCGGACTTCATCAAAGGTGTTGAAGGTCCTAAGTATCTTAATGGCCCAATGGATAACAGCACCTACAATGAAAAAAAGATAGTAATAAGCAATAATGGTTTGTTCAGAAATCTACCACCTATGGTAGATATGCCAGATCTAATTAATTATATTAATGATCTTGGCGTATATTGGGAGATTCTAACTTGCACAGGAGAGATCAATAGACAAAAAGTAGCCAAGGATAAGACGGCTTGGATCAGAGAACATGTAGATCCAGATACTGTTGTAACCTGTACCTTTAAAGGCGTGCAAAAAGCAGCTTACGCAAAACCTGGTTACATTCTTATTGATGACCATAAAAAGAATATTAATGCCTGGATTGAAGCTGGCGGTATCGGAATACTTTACACAACAGCAGCTGATTGTATTAAACAGATAGAGGATCTGAGATACAAAGCAGCCTAACTTTAGTTGCTAATCCCGAGTCCTAGTAGTATCATTTTACTACTAGGATTTTTTTTAACTTGTTTTATCGACTGACCTAGCAGACAAGCCAAGACGATAAGACTTATTTCCGGGAGGAAATTATGGCAAATACAACATTTAATGGTCCAGTTAGGTCTGAAGGCGGTTTTGAACAAATTAGCATTGCAGCAAAAACTGGAACAGTAACGACTAATTTTGATATAGACTCAAGTGGTAATATTACCGATGTAGGTTCGATTGCATCCGATGGTGCTATTTCTACTACAAGCACTATATTAGGTAAGAAAGTAATTAATACAACTTTTAATGCTAGTGCTGCTAAATCAGAAGCTATAACAGCAGCTCAATCTGGAACTTTGTTTTTAATTGACGGCACAAATAATAATGTAATTACTTTACCTACTGTATCTACAGCAAATGTAGGAGTTCATTATGAATTTCAACTAACT